CGCTCTTGGTCGCAGACGTGATGCTGCTTACATTCGCGTAAGAGGAAACGTACCCCGTGGTGGTGATATTACCGCTGGTATCGATATCCAGATTGGTGGTAATAGCACCTGTTCCAGCCGTCTTGCTGATTTGCTCGAATCCGCCTTCAGACCGAACTGGGCCGTTAAAAGTAGTATTAGCCATTTCTTTCTCCTGTCTTGGCTAGTGTCTGCCGCACCATGCGACAGTCAGGAAAAAGGAGAGCGACTTACCTAATCACAGATCCCTGCGAGTTTCCGTGCATAAGATAAAAGTGCAAGCCGCTCTCCCATACCAGTTACTTACGCTCCTGGTGATCCGTAGATTCCCAATGGGTCGGAAACGCCGAACGAATAACGCTCACGCGCCTTGTAGCGCACGTTACCCGTATCGAAATCACCGTCCATAGAGGTTTCTAGCGGTGTGCGCTCGAAAAGCTTGAAGCTATTCGGAATATCGGTAGTGATATAGAAAGAGTCAGAGTCAGTCAAATAATGATTGACCGAGAATCCTTCTGGAACAATACCCATGCTACGCACAGCGTTGATGTCGTTATCTGCTGTTGCAACTCTTTGCTCAGAATCAAGGAGCCTCTTAGCAGTAAACATCCCGGCAGGCGGAACAATCAGTCCTTTTGGACGAGCCGCGATCAATAGGCCGCGCTCATCTGTGAGAGCGGCGATTGTAACGATTGCCGCTTCCAGCGACGTTTCGTTCAAATCTGCTGCTGTCGAAGGACGATTGTCATTCTTGCCACCATCCACTCTCGGGTGCCCATCACCTCCGGTTACGCCGTCACCGGACGCGGTGAATAGGTTGACCCCGTCACCTGATTGAAAAGAATTGGTGAAACCGTTGTTAAGGGGGTTGACGGCCTTCACTTGCTTTGTATACGCCATTGCACGAGCTAGTGCCTTGGTATAGCGAGCAGAAAGAGAGTCATAGAGGTTATCCTCCATAGCTTCTTCTGTAATCGCAAATCCCATTGCAATCGTTTCGTGGTTATAGCGAGCAGTGAAAGCTTCCTGCGCTGAATCGTATGTGATACCAGCACCCTCGTCTTTAACTGGAGCGGAACCAAATCCACTCAGCTTCACCTCTTCCTCAAAAGAACGCTCTGATGACTCGCTCTCATAAATGACCTCGTGCTCATCATCGTACTTCTCATACTCCAGGCCGAAAAGGGCATTCAGCCCCGGCAGGAGTTCTTTCAGCATTTGTGCTCTAGAAATAGCCATGCTAGTTCCTCCTTAGATGCCTGTAGTGTTGGTTAACTGATGCCCCGCGTTGAAACGCATGATCACATCAGTGTAAGTGTCGCCAACCGAGCTGCTTGGCCCATCAACAAAGTCAACAAGCCTAACTGGTAGCGTATTGGTGGTTGCAACCGTTGAGCCATCAACAGCGTTCTTGCTTCGACCAATAGTCGTTGATCCTGCTGTCTGAATAACAGCAAAATTAGCGCCTAAAGCGGTCTGAGCAATCGCCTCATCACCCTGCATCTGGAACAGAACATCAGGATCCATCAGAACATAGGCCATCGCATCGGACGCTGCCGTAGAGGCAGGCCAAGTCTGATTAAATGTCATCTGAGATGTGCTCGGGTCGGTATATTTGCAGCCCATGAAAATACCTATGGAGGTAAGCGAAGTGGTTCCAGCGTCTCTCTCAATCGTTCCCGCTGTAACCAACTTCACAAAATCCCCATAGAAAATAGCGGTGCCATACGCGCTGGCAATCTTGATGTGCTGCACTTTTCCCGTAAAGGATCCGCTTGCACTGCAAGTACCAACAGGTTCCGCACCATTAGGAGTCGCAGAAGTAGCCATAGTATTACTCCTCTATGCTACGTTAAACACACAAGGCTGCACTCCGAATTAACCGAAATGTCAGCCTTTCCCAAAGGTTGTGCGCGAGCTTTTTTCCGGTCTCAACAACGGCATACGCGGATCGTTTTCCCGCAAATAATTTCTATCCACCGACTCCATCTGCTTCTTGTTTATACTTTCATGGTATTCCCTACGAGATTTTATCTTCTCTTCGGAAATCTTGCATAAAAGCAAGCCGCCCTGCTCAATATTCCCTTGAAACTGGGAATTGATATCAGATTGACCTGCAATCTCTGGATGGTCTTCCTTTTTCACGGGAATCCATCCATCCCTAAACTTCTTAGATACGTTGGTATTGTCGGCAAGACCCATAGAGCTGGTTCTAACCCACAAAAATCTCCAACCATCTTGAGGTTCAGGAGTAGGTAAAACAGAAGAAGGAATCCAAGAATCATCTTCTCGGGTAGAATCTTCGCGGGTCTCGTGAGACCAAGGATTGCGCTCGTCAGCCATTGGAAGTCTCCCTCTCTTTTAAGAGTTGGTTGGCATATTGCTCCTGCGTTAACCCAAGGCGCTTAGCGAGTGCGCGTTGAGTAGGCTGTAGCTTCACTTTGCGGGGTCTGGCTCCGTTATTCCTTGCGGAAGGAGCTACCACCGAAGAAGTATGTCTAGGCGTCGAAGCCGCGGGTTGCCTAACCCCGCTAGTATTATCCGCCCATTCATAGTCTGGAAAACGTTTCCTCATCTCTGCATTGATAAAGTTAAAATACTCGTCCGTGTTCGGGGCGATGCCTTTATCAGTAAGGGCTTCTTGATGAAGACCATAAGCTAGCCCAGTCATTGTCTTGTGATTGTCATCCTCAAACCAAGAATTATCTTTCCACCACTCCATCGCCTTAGGATTTGTCTGTGATGTCTGAGATTGCTGGTAAGCCTGCTGCTGCTGCTGCTGATGATAGTAAGCCTGCTGCTGCTGATGATAGTAAGCCTGCTGTTGTTCAGGCGTTAATGTAGCAGCCTGCTGCCTATTGTTCTGTGGAAGTTGACGCTTACGACTAGCCGCTTCATTCAGCTCCGTCTGAGCTTTAATCAACTTTTCCTGTGATTCTATAATTTTGTCGGTATCGCCCTGCTCATAAGCAGCTCTGTACTCAGCCTTAGCGCTATCTGCAAAGATCTGGGCTCGTTCCTCAATCTGACCGACTAGGGCACTTTCCCCCCTCTGTATCAGGGATTCGTACTCTTTGTTCTTAGTAGTAAGATGCTTAGCCACCTTAACGGCTTCATCCCGCATTTGCTCGGCAGCTTCTTTCTTCCTTCTCTCTTCGTGCTGTTCATAACGTAACTTATTGATACGCTTCTGAACCCTTTCGCTATACCCCTCCAGTTCCTCATCAGTAACCTCAGAATCTGGGGAGGCCTCTAAATCTCTGGAAACCTCTGCCTTTGACGGCTCATTCTCCTCAGCAGCCACTTCCTCAACTATTTCAAATTCCAGGTCAGCCTGATTACCATCAAGCTTCTTATCCTGGGATGCCTTACCGATTTGTGTGCGAATACCAAAGAATTGATCTTCTCTGGAGCTAGGTGGAGCATCAGCGGATTCTGTTACATCCGTGACGATTTCTGTTGATTCACTCATACCTTTACAATACCCCGTGGATCTTCGACCACAGCTTCAACGCTGTCATCATTGATTAAACGGAACTCCCTGCCATGCTGTAGGAATCGTGTGCCTGAATAACTTCGCATCACGATCCAGTCCCCTTCTTTGCAAAACGGCCCGGAAGGGAACCGCTTGGGGTCTGAATAAGCATCCGGCCCCGTAGAGATAACATAGCCGACAATCGAACCAACCTCTTCATTACGAAGTGTTTGCTCAGATTTAATAATTCCGCCATCCGTTGTCTCATCAGGTTCAGGCAAGGCAATAAGTATTTTGTAGCCTTTCGGATCAGGTAACTGAGTAGCTTTGCGAGCCTCCGATTCTGCGGACTCTATTTCGTCAACCGCTTCCTCGGGTATCTCGTTTTTAACAACTGCCAATGACTCTGCCATTAGTTAGTTCCTTGCACTGGATATTGGCGTCCAGAGTCGCCTGCATCGATCATACGACGTTATGATTCCTCGATTTTCTGCTTCAAATCAAGCAATTCGCGCTCCGCTGTCGCTAGCCCTTCTATGACCCCGCAACAACGAGTGTATTCACTGTGGTCTTTGCATCCACCTGTACTGATGTGGTCACTCATTTCATTCATCATGCTACGCAGCCGTTTCTGCAAAAATTCAAATGAATTTGTAGCCGATCCATTACTCACCCAGCAAGTCCTTTGCAATATCCACGCCTAACTTAGCACCTTCCACCTGCTCTTTGCTAGCAATTCTTTTAGTTTCAAGTTGTTCCCGGCTATTGTCGGAAGCAATTTTAACTCCAAGTTTCGCCTTTTCCAGGCGTTCTTTCTGCTGAATCTTCTCCCACTCAAGAGCAGACTTGCCTTCTGCCTTCTGCAAATCGGCCTGAATTCTAGCCATATCTGACTGAGCCTTGGCCATCGCCTGCTGCTGCTTAATCTGCAATTCCTGTTGCTGCATCTGGATAATGGGATCTTCAGCTTCTTCGATCTTCTTCTGCATCTCGGCTTCGCGCTTATCCTTGCCCGTTAATTGTGCGGCAGCAGGGGCCACCAACCTGGATAGGCGAAGCTCGATATCCTCTGGCAGCTTCTCTTCCGGCCCAGGCAGACTCGCACCCAATTCTTTCTCTATACTTGCGCGGTAACCGAAAGCGACGTGTTCTGAAATATGCGCGGCCATCGCTGCCTGTGCCACCTGCGCTGTAGGGCTTTGCTCCATCAGCTCCATAATCTTGGGATCCTCAACGGCAGCCATATGGGTCTGTATATGCGCCTCATGATCCTGATAAATAAACGCCTTCACAGGATCGCCATTGATGATCTTCATGTTCTCGCTGACAGGGTCAGTAATAGGAACCTCATCCTCAAGAGGCACAATCTTATCTGCGTCCCTGATTCCCAGCACATCCAGCATCTGACGGTGCAGAAGCGGCAAATCGTACATCTGAGGCGCTTGGGCAGCTAACTGAAGTGCAGCTTGATACTGCATAATCCTCTGCGCCATCGTGCCTGCGTTGGGATCGCTGACCGGGATAATATCAACCCGATCGTCAAAATCTTCTTGAGTCAATTCTCCGCCAGAAACCTCATACGGGTACTCTGAGGGGCCGAAATCACGAACGATCCCTGAAAGAATCCGCAATTCCTTCCGCATAGAAGCGTGTAAACGGGCCTGAACCGCGCTTAACACCTTCATACTGCGCTCTAAAATAGCTAAAGTGGTGCCAACCGGAGCTTCGGCGTTCATGTCGGCCGCTTTTACGTCCCCAGCAGAGGCAAAACGCCTGCCCTCTTCCACAATATCCGCTAATAGCTGATAAAGAACGTTAGACGGCTCTTTATAAGGCAAGAACGTGATGTTGTCCCTAATAGTTCCGCCAGGAACGTCCACATCACGGAACTCACCCGGCATAATGGGCGTATCGTCACCTTTTATCCGTAATCCACGAGATTTCAGCCCACCTGGGAGGTTGGAAAGTGTTCCGGCATCCACTAATTGCCGTAAAAGACTGGTCGCAGACTTCGCCAGCCCCCCAATCATGTGAATTAGGCCGAATCCATAGAATCCCAGGCCCGGAAGGTACTGATAATGGACGAAATGCTCCCGCTTCATGCGCATAGAGTCATCTTCGTACCAATTTCTGCGAATCGAGAGCACTTTTCGACTGGATTTATCGATACTGACGACATAAGGAAGCGCAATTCCCGTGGATTCGCCGTTTTCTTCGTCCTCAAAACCAACCAGATCCAGTTCCGCCTGTATTTCAAGGATGGTATGACGGTGATCAAACTCATAATTGGCCGATCCGCCGGTCAACTGGTTGTATTTGCGCTCAATATCCCCCGTATCAGGGCT